AACAAAATAAAAATTCATATTATATTTTTTTATATTACATATTTCATATTTCATTTGCATAAGCGAATATGTTTTATTCGTTTCTAATCACGATAAAATTGACAGTTATCGTCCTACTGTTAATCTCGATATAGAAAACGTCAAACTCACAAGTGTAGCACTTGTGTTTCAGCGATTCGATTCTAAACGATTCGAAATAGATCCTACAAATTGTTGAAGATCCCGATGACGAAAATATCATTTATGTATAAAATTTACATTAAATTATATTTTCTGATTAGGAAAATTACCTACGATTTGTACAAGGCTATTCAATATTGTTAATAGTGAAACTATATAAGTTTCATTAAATGAATGAATTTGACTTATGACTATAAGTCAGTTAAGCTGTTGATAGTTTGTTCTTTTTACTTATGGTAGAACTAAATTCAGAACAAAAACAAAACTCCCCAAGAGATTTCAACAATCTCGCAATACTTATCCTCCCAAATGGAGAAGAAACTTTTTATGAAAGTGCTGGACCTATGTCCCCACTTTCAAATTATCATGAATCTATTCAAAGAATTTTTGGAGACGATGATGATGAAGATGTTGATGGTATAATCGCGTCTTTTAATAATGTTTATATGCAATTGGTTGGTGAGTGCCAACATGAAGAAATTCAAGAAGAACTTGTTATCGAACGTGAATATAGAATATATTCCACCAAAATTCAATTCCTTAGTGAAATAGAGAATTTTGATAAGAGAACTTTACGTCCTTTGGAATATAGAGTTCAAACTGATTTCACTACTTATTTGAAAAATAAATTCATCTATGAATTTTTTAAAGATAAGGATGAAGATTTCCTACCTAAATTAATAGAAGATATCATCTTTTTTGTTAAAATGAGTACCGAAAATGTTGAAGGCATGAATCGTTTTCAAATAGTTTCCAGAGCAACTATTATTTTTCTCAAAAGTAGATTTGGTTTGTCTATGTACAAAATGATGAAAACTAAAATTATGCCTTTTATCACAAGCATCTTTGAAGATGTTTCTGTTCAAACCGATTTATTTTCAACGTCACGAGATTTTTTGAATTCATATAAAAATATCTCTGAAAGCCCAATTGTCATGAAAATTTACAAATGTTGCTTATACCTTCTGAGTCTATCAATTTTTGATAAAGTCGGAATTAAATTTGAAACCTTTGGATTTACAAAATTACAAGAAGCTACTTTGAAAAAGAAATTTTACAAAAAGACTGATTTCGTCTATGTTTTGTGTGATACAATATTATTTATACTAGAACGTGGTTATCAAGTCTACGTGACAGGAGATATTAATTGTTTATTTCATTCAGGAGGCACATATGTCCAGATATTTGACAAATGTAGACAACTTCAACGTAGAAGTTTACTTTTGCAGAATCCAGAGGCTAATGGATTCACTGAATCAGAATTTCGATCTGATTTGGACACAGTCATTGAAAAATTAGAGAATATCAATAAACATAGTTTTAGATTAGATCAAGATGATATTAAATCGGTCAAGTTATTACTTAATAATATGCTTATGTTGAGAGATGATATAAATACTAAATCTGCCGCTAGAATGAACAGAAAAGCGCCTTTTGGTGTTCTCATCTATGGTGATTCAGGCATAGGTAAAACTACTATAACAAGTATATTATGTTCTTTTTATGCTAAGTATAAAGGATTACCTACAGGTGCTGAGTTTCGATACACTGTTAATCCTGCTGCTAAATATTGGGATGGTTTTGTAACATCAAATCATACCGTTATTTTGGATGATATCGCGTGTGAAGATCCAAGTTTGAATGATCCTAAATCACTTAATGTTATAATTCAATTAATGAATAATCAAGCTTGGTGTCCTGATCAAGCACAATTAGAATTGAAAGGAACCACTCCCGTTCGTTGCAATTTAGTTGTTGCCACCACAAATGTTAAAAATTTGAATGCTTACCATCATTGGGCCACCCCTTGTGCAGTTCAACGTCGTATGCCATATATAATTACACCACGAGTGCGTGACGAATATAAAGATGAGCGTGGTATGCTAAATTCCTCAATGGTGCCAGATGATCAACCTTATCCTGATTTATGGTTATTTGATATTGATAGAGTGGATCCTGTACCTATAGCTGATGGAAAAAGATATGCTAAAATGACAAACATAGAAACTGATTTATCTCTTAGAGAATTATTGATTTGGTATAAAAGTGCTATTGATAAATTCGATAAAGATCAAGATCGAGTTTTAAAATGTACTCAAGATATGGTTAATATTGATTTGTGTTTATGTTGTAGTCTACCGGACACTTTGTGTTCTAATGCACCACAAACATTGATGGAAGGTTTTGGATATTTAGCTTTATTCTATTTAATTTTTGTGTGGTTTACTAAGTGTATACGTACTACAAATTACAGAGTTATGCAACATACTAATATTCAAAAATTTTATTTAGCTTATTCTTATTATACAAGTTTCAATCGTAATTATAATAGATTTTGTATAGAATGGAATGAATTAAAATTGAAAGCTATGACATCAGAGTATTGGTCAGGTTTGGGTGATAAGATGAAAGACAGACTCAAACAACCAAGTTATTTTATTGCCGTGGGTTCCACTATAACAAGTTTAGTGGTTGCATATAAATTATATCATAAGATTTCTCCTCAGGGAGATGTGTCCGAAGAGATCGGTCAAACTCCTGTAGCTGAATTAAATGGGAGAGAAAACGTGTGGTATAATAATTCTGTTGATCTTACTACTGCCAATTTCACTAGAGAAAGTAGTTCATCTAAAAGTATGGAATTTACAGAATTTTGTAAGAAAATATCCGATAATGTTGCTAGATTTCAATGTGAATATGAGAATGGTATGATCAACAGAGGCAGATTGTTAGCATTAGGTGGTCATGTATATATTACCAATAATCATAATTTTTTGAATATTAATAATAGTGCTAAATTGGTTGTAACATTTACATCCAAATTGGGTGTTAATTCGAATTCTGAATTAAGCTTAACAGAGGCTGATATACATAGAATTCCAAATCATGATTTGGCATTTCTTACGCTGCGTGAATTACCGCCAAAAAAGAATATTACTAAATTTATGCAAATTGGTGAAGCTAATGGTATTTTTAATGGATGTTATGTTGGTAGAACTGATGAAGGTGAAATTACATATAATACAGTTAAAAATATTTCATTGGATAAAGAGCGTGCTTTTAAATTTCCTGCATACGGTATCGATTCCAAACATAAAGTTTGGTCAGGTAAGGCTGACAAATGTACTGTTGAAGGAGAATGTGGTATGCCATTAATTATAAATAGTAGTTATGGTTATACCATTGTTGGAATACATTTTTTGGCATCAGTGTATAGACCAAATGTTTGCCATGCTACTAATTTGGATGGTGATTTTATTAGAGCGGTTTATGATAAATTGAGTGGTCATAACATTTCTAGTGGTGATTTCAATTTAATATCAGCTAAAGACAGTAAACGAAATGTAACTGATTTACATAAAAAGTCAGTGTTTAGATACATTAATGATGGTAGCGTTAATATTTATGGTTCGTTTACAGATTTCAGAGGTAAATCAAAATCTAGTGTTATTAAAACTCCTATGGGTAAATATTTAACCGAGGAAGGTTATGAAATTAAATTTACCAGTCCTGAAATGAGATCATGGGTACCTTGGCATATTGCAGCGAAAGATTTGGTCAAGCCAATCAGCACAATAAGATCTGATATATTAGAAGAATGTGTTCAGGGTTACATATCGGATGTTATGAACAATATTAATTTGGAGAACATATCTGAAATGATGATGGTGTTGGATAATTTTACTACGATTAATGGAGCTCAAGTGGCTTATTTGGACAAAATTAATCGTAATACGAGTGCAGGTAATCCATGGAAAAAATCTAAAAGATTTTTCATGGAATCATGTGAACCACAACATGGTATGCTGGATCCCGTAACAGTTAATGATGAAATTATGGACCGTGTTGATGATATAATACTTACGTATAAATCAGGTAGACAAGCACACCCTAATTTTTGTGCACATCTAAAAGATGAACCCGTTTCTTTCAAAAAAGCTAAAATTGGTAAAACTAGAGTTTTTACAGGAGCTACTTTTGATTGGACAATTGTTGTAAGAAAATATTTGTTATCATTCACTAGATTATTGCAAAATAATAGATTGGCTTTTGAAGCCGGTCCTGGCACTATAGCGCAATCCTTGGAGTGGCAAGAATTATATGATTACATTATTAAACATGGTGATGATAGAATTGTCGCTGGAGATTATGCAGCCTTTGATAAGAAGATGACTCCTAAAGAAATTCTAGCAGCATTTGATGTGATTATTCATTTTTGTGTAATATCAGGAAATTACAGTGAAGAAGATATACGAGTTATACGTTGTATAGCTGAAGACACTGCTTTTGCTGTTGTAGATTTTAATGGAGATTTAGTTCAACTATACGGGTCTAATCCTTCAGGTAATCCTCTTACAGTTATATTGAATGGTATAGTCAACAGTTTACGTATGAGATATGTATTTAGATTATTAAATCCCGAAAATTCAGTTAAAACATTTAAAGAAAAAGTCAGTTTAATGACTTATGGAGATGATAATATAATGTCTGTTGCTAAAGGGTGTGATTGGTTTAATCATACAAGTATATCTAACAAGTTCAAAGAATTGGACATAGGTTATACTATGGCTGAAAAAGAGGCCGAAAGTGTACCTTTTATACACATTAATGATGCTTCATTTTTAAAAAGAAAATGGAGATTTGATGCAGATCTAGGGTGTATGCTGGCACCTTTAGATCATGATTCTATTGAGAAAATGTTAATGGTCTGGAATCGCAGTAAAGCGGTCACGGAAGAGGCTCAAGGAATTGATGTAATATCTACAGCATTGAGGGAATATTTCTTTTATGGTAAAGAAATATACTCAAAGAAATTGGAATTATTTAAAAAATTAATTCATGATCTTGATTGGGATGATTGGGTTACTGAGTCAACTCTTCCCAGTTATGAGGAATTAAAAATAAATTTCATTAAAAGTTCACGTCATTGTAAAATTTATAAGGATTATTTTACAATCGAAGACGGAAAGTGTTAATCCACAGATTATTTGTTCATTTTATGTCTGTCTAAAGTATAATTGTATCGTCCTCAATTATATGTTAAAAAAGTAAATGTCGAAATCACAAGTGAAGCACTTGTGTCTGTACGGAATCAATAATTATATCGTTTTCACAATTTCGTAGTGGAAGATTATTGAGTGGGGCTTATGACTGTAAGCTCACTATATGTGGTAAAGGTACAGGACAGTTGGTCAATATTTTTATGTTTAATGTCAAAATACAAAATAAAAAAGAGAATCTATCAGGTTCTAATTATATGTCGAGATTTTGTGGAGTCTCATGTCAAAACTCTACAGGCTTTGTCAGCCTTATTGACAATATTTATCAATGTGTACCAAGCGAGTGTGTAGTTCAAGGTGATGTTGGTATTGATACTGATGTAGTATCATCATCGAATGAAACAACTGAACAGAATGTTGGTTTCTCAGATCCACCTAATAATGTTATTAGTAGTATCCCTCATCCTATGAGTTACTTAAAAGTTGATGCTTCGCAGAATATTGAATTAGGGGATTTCTTGAAAAGACCAGTTCAGATTTATAGTAAAAATTGGATTATTGGTGGTACTCTGGATGCAGCTTCTGATAATTTTAACCCATGGTTCAGTTTCTTTGATAAATCATCAATAAAGAGAAAACTTGATAATTATTACATGGTTCGCTGTAATTTACATCTTAAGTTTGTTATTAATGCTTCACCATTTTATTATGGTTGTGCTATTGCAGCATATCAACCCATGGTAAATTTCAATCCAGCACCTGTGGTTTTATCATCACTTGGTCGTAAAGAAAATATACCATTTTCTCAACGTCCTCATATTTATTTGTATCCTCAAAATTCTCAAGGTGGTGAAATGGTGTTACCATTTTTATATCATAAAAATTGGTTGAATGCAACCAGTGCAAGTGATTTAACTAACATGGGACAAATTATATTGAATAGTTTTAATCCACTATTGAATGCTAATGGTGTAGCTGGAGAATCTATTTCAATTCTAGTTTATGCATGGGCTGAAGATATTGAAGTGGCAGGACCAACACCTTCCCTTGCTGTCCAAGGTAGTTATTCTAAGAAGGACGAGTATAGTCATGATGGTGTGGTATCCAGACCTGCATCTGCAATAGCTCGTACAATGGGAAGACTCAAAGATTTACCTGTAATTGGAGAATTTGCAACGGCTACTTCATATGCTGCTGGTGCTGTAGCTGATATAGCTGCACTTTTTGGATTTACTAATGTCCCTGTGATAGATGATGTTCACGCTTTTGTCCCTAAACCTTTCGCTAATTTGGCTGCTACTGACATTGGCACGCCTATTGAGAAATTAGTTTTGGACTCAAAAAATGAACTATCTATAGATCCGAAGATCTCAGGTGCTGATGTGGAAGATGAACTACTTATATCTTCGTTTGTCCAACGGGAATCATATATATTTAATTCTTCTTGGGCAGCAGCAGATCCTATTGATACAAGTTTATTTATGTTAAAGTGTCACCTAATCTCAATGATGATGAACATATATCAGGGGCGGAGGTGGTTTATTCAACACCTATGTCACACGTAGCTAGATGTTTTGAATATTGGCGTGGTGATATTATATTTCGTTTCAAATTCATTTGCACCAAATATCACCGAGGTCGTGTGCGAGTCAATTGGGCTCCTTTTGGTGGTATTGGAACTTCTGGTGATTATACTACTGAAACATATACACGTGTCATTGATATAACTGAGGATAATGATGTTGAGTTTTGCGTACCTTATACTCAACCCACAAGTTATTTAAGACATGCTTTGAATGTGGGTCCACAAATGTCTCAAAGTGGTACTAGTACTTCAGGGTTGGGTCAATTTTACAATGGTATTCTTACTGTTCGCGTACTCAATCAGCAAACTAGTCCAGTTTCATCAGCTGACATCAATATATTAGTTTTCGCTAGAGGAGCAGCGAATCTCGAGTTTGCTGGTCCAGTGGATATTCCTTCTACATTTAGCCCATATGCTGTTCAATCTGACTACGATTCAGATCAATCACGATATGAGTTGGGTATGAAACCCTCAACAGCAGACCCTAATACAAATTTAATTTATATGGGTGAAAGTATTGTTTCATTACGTAGTTTAATGCGAAGGATGGGAAGATATATACGGTTTGCAAGAGATTCAACGTTGACAGTTGATACACGCCATATTTATCATTCGACCTTGGGTCGACAACCTTTATACCCAGGTTATGATCCTAATGGACTTCAGGAAGCAGTTGGTTTGGTGAGTACGCTAACAGAATCTTATAATTACGCAGCATGGAATTACACAACATGGTTTTCTACATGTTTTGTCGGTAATAGGGGTTCTTACCACTATATTGTGCATCCATATGCACCAAATGAAGTACTTTCTTTGGAAGTTTCTCGTAGTGAAGGTGCTCACACGAACTCTGATGATAATTTGGTGGAACAATATTCAGCAGTAAGTGCCGTAGGTGCTTATGAGAGATCATTTGCTAATACTGGATCTCATAATGTTGGCATGTCTGGATTATCTATGACTTCGCAAAAGAATTTGGCCGGTACTACTGTATCTCTACCTATGTACAGTAGATTCAAGTTTTTGTCAAATAGCGTAACGAATCGTACAAACGGCACATCAATTGATGAAAGTGATACTGACAGTTTCCGAACTTCAGCAGTTGTGGAGTATATAAATGGAGCATCAACTGATGCACAATTCACACAGGATATGTATGTTTCGTGTGGTACAGATTTTTCACTGATATTTTTCCTCAATGTACCAGTGATGTATAATTATACTGCTATACCGTCAGCAGTGTAATTGAACTAGAGATAGTATAAATCTAAATAAAATACGATGGTCGATGTCGTATCTTACCTCTTTAGGTAAGTTTGAGCCTTGAGCTAGTCTGAAAGACGCTATAAGTTACGTACTTATTGCTTCCCGG